GCTTCTGCTTTCATTGCCGCACCGTTTAGACTGCTTCCGCCCTGTGGGCCAGCAATTTGAGCAAACTTTTCACGGGCTTGACCTAGCATCATTTTACAGTTGGCTAAACTATAGTCTTTAATCCACTGCCCTGCATAGGTATCGTCAATAATAGCAAAATCTGGCTTGGTATTATAGACCCATAACATTACTTCTTCGTCACCACGAGGGCGTTGCTGAATCATAATCTTGCGACTTTGTGGTTGCCAGATAAAGTTAATAAATGATCCAAACATCTTTCCTACTAATTCTTGATAACCGCTGAATAATTCATAGGTTAATAGTCCACCCATATTTGTCGAACTTAACAAATAGGTATTAGTATAGGCTAGATTGAACGGTTCAAATACTGTACCGCCCGTACCGTTGCCTGTGCGAGATCCTATACTGCGTCTAAAAATTTGTCGTACTTGTTGTATTTCTTTAGGCAAAATATATTCTTGCTGATCTTGTCTTAGTGTTAAAAACGCATAACTTTCCTCAACAGCGTTATCTGAACGCTGTCGAAACACTGCTAATGCTCTATTAAGTGCAGTTTCGTAGTGTATAGGATCTAGTTCTACATCAATCATGCCGTCGCCTAGCATGGCTTTGCAATAACTAAAAACTTCTTGCTTTGATTGGTCTATTTGGCTCATACTGTTATTTATTCTTGCGGTAAATATATGACTATGCCAAGACTAAGTCTTTATCGTCCTGAAAAGGGCAATGATTATAAATTTATAGATAAAAATATCTGGGAAATGTTCCAGGTTGGTGGTACTGATGTGTTTATACATCGATACCTAGGACCCGGTGCTACAGGTAATGCAGCTACGCCTACTCAGCCTGTGTATTCTACAGATGATCCTACACAAATTCAAGATTTGTTATTTTTAGAAAATAGAGATCGAAAATACGATCCCGATGTCTATGTAATGAGAGGCGTATACAGCCTTCAAGATTTAGATTTTAATCTAAGTCAATTTGGATTATTCTTACAAAATGATACTGTTTTTATCACGTTTCATATTAATGATACTATAGAAAAATTAGGTCGTAAGTTGATCAGCGGTGATGTTATAGAGCTTCCGCATTTGAAAGATGATCATGCTCTTAATGATTTTCAGTTTGCTCTAAGAAGATTCTATGTTATCGAAGAAGTCAATCGAGCAGCTGAAGGATTTTCTGTAACTTGGTATCCACACTTATATCGTGCTAAATGTAAACCACTAGTCGACAGTCAAGAATTTAAAGAAATACTAGATCAAGTTGCCAATAGAGATGCAATGGTTGGTACTTATAGTTCTAGTGTAACCTATTATCCAGGCGATGTTGTTACAGGTCTAGACGGAAAAAATTATACAGTTATACAAGAAGTTACTGGAGTTGCACCTCCTAATGCTACCTATTACGAACTTGCTGACAGCCTGCGTAATATTATGAGTACCTACGAAAAAGAAATGCAGATTACACAGGCAGTTCTTGATCAGGCTGAAGCAGACGCCCCTAGAAGTGGCTCAGATACCACACAATTTTATACTTTAACTGTAGACGAAAATAAACTTCCTGTACTGGTAACATCTGACACAAATCAATTAGATGCTAGTATAGAAACACAAGCCACAGACGAAGCTGGTAATCCGTTGTTTGACACTGACGGTAATCCAATATATGTAGGAGTCACCGCCGCCACTGCCTTGTTGTCTTCGGAAAAATCTGCCTACGACGGATATCTAGTAGGGGACGGTGTTCCACCAAACGGTGCTCCGTTCACAGCTGGTATAGCATTTCCTCTAGCTCCTGCGGATGGTCAATTCTGTCTACGTAAAGATTATTTCCCATATAGGTTGTTTAGATACAACGGATCAAGATGGGTCAAAGTTGAAGATAAGGTTAGAATGACCATGAGCAATCTCGGTGACAGTGATGTTGGAGTTGGTGATCAGTTTGAAGGCAAAGATGTTCGTAAGACACAAAAAGCTGGATTCATTAATAATACAAATACTAGTACAATAAACGGTCATACTGTTAAAGAACGACAAAGCCTTAGTAAGGCTCTTAGACCAGAGGCAGACGAATAATGGATTATTTTTACGATGGCCAAGTAAGACGATATGTTACACAGTTTATGAGAATCTTCATAGGATTCAAATATAAAACTGGAGGTGATGTTCCCGAAGAAAGGCACGTTCCTGTTATGTATGGAGACTTGACTAGACAAGTTGCTGGTATTATTAAAGACAATAGTGAAAATAAACTTTCAACTGTGCCTAGAATTGCCTGCTATATCAGTGGACTAGAATTAGACACTTCTAGACTCAGTGACTACAGTTTTGTCAGTAAGTTATCGGTAAGAGAAAGAGAATACACAGTTAATAATCTAGGAGAAAGAGAGTACGGTGGCGCACAAGGCGGTGGGTACACAGTAGAAAGACTAATGCCGACTCCGTTTAAGTTAACCTTGAAGGCAGAAATTTGGACTTCAAACACTGATCAGAAGCTACAGTTGCTTGAGCAGATTTTAGTACTGTTTAATCCCAGTCTTGAAATTCAAACTACAGACAACTACGTTGACTGGACCAGCATTAGTGTAGTGGATCTCAACAGTGTTAATTTTAGTTCTAGAACAATTCCGCAAGGCACTGAAAGTGAAATTGACATTTGTACTTTAGAATTTCAAACACCTATTTGGATTAGCCCGCCTGCAAAAGTTAAAAAATTAGGCATCATTAAAAATATCATAATGAATGTATTTGGAGAATCTGGTCAGTTGTTAGGACTAGAAGATCTAATATTCAACGGTGATAATCCAACATCACAGGTAAGAAATACTGTAGACAGATTTGGAGTGTTGTTGATCTTAAACAAAGCCACTGGATTCTACGACCTAACTGTATTGGATGTTTACGAAGCGGTATTAGGGCTAGGATTAGATGCGTCTCTTTATAAGGGTAATCAACTTCGATTAGACTGGTATAAGGTATTAGAGATTCATGGCGGCTATACTGGTACAAGTAGAATACACTTTACACAGCCAAGCGGCTATGAAGTAACTGGAACATTTACAATCAACGAAGTTGATCCTACGTATCTAGTTATAGATCTAGACATGGATACTATTCCCACAAATACAATGTCAGCAGTAACCGCTATAGTTGATCCTTATAAGTTTAGTCCTATTGAAAAATTTGGAAGTATTGCTGCAATTCCAGTGGGCACTAGGTATCTAATGTTAGATGATGTTAACAATAGTGCTAATGTTGGACAACACGTAGAAAATGGCGGATGGAATTATGGAGATAGCGGCTCAACTGCCTACGATGGTCCAGATGCTTGGAAAGATTTAATCAGCGACGATACTGTGATCAAAGCTAATTCTATAATAGAATGGACTGGCACTACCTGGATAGAAACATTTGACCCTAGCACAGTTACAGCTATTCAATATTTTACTAATTTGACCACGGGCGTACAGTATAAATGGGATGGCACACAATGGTTACGTTCGTTTGAAGGCGAATACGCTGCCGGATATTGGAGATTTGATCTAGATGCTTGATAAGTATCTAGATGCAACAGCGTGCCGGTTTACTATTTTTATCTAAAAATACCAAAAGAATACTTCTTATTTTAGAAGATTCTAAGTGGACTGTGCCTACTTTTCCTCGAAGCAATTCTCTATTAGAAGATGTTGATCCTCTAATGAAAGATTTTTCAACTGGAAAGATTTTACCAATCGAATTATATCTCAGCGAAGATAGAGGATTTGAATACGGCACTTATGTGTGCCTAGTTGATCAAGAATTTTTAACCACTAAGGCAGCATCGATTGCTTGGTGTGGATTAGAAGATCTTCCAAAAAATCTACACAATGGGCTAAAGGCCACATTAAATAATTCTATTATACAATCTAAAATATCAACAATTCTGGAATTATCAAATTCGTTAAACTAACAAACAATTGGAGTTTAAAGCAACAATGCAACAAATTAAAAAATCTAAAATATTTCAAACAGACCTAGCTCGATACAGTACCATTATCGAAAGCGTACCCGAAGGTCCATTGAAAACTGATCTTAATAGATTACTAGGTTCGTTAATCACTGAGGTTCGAAAAATGGATGAGATGCACATCGAAATGATCTATACTAAACAATTACCATCAATGGGGCAAGAATTTCGAGAAAAAATTGGTGCTATTCGAAAACAACTAGATCAAAAAATTAAAGAGTTTTCGGGATCAGTTGTCTCAAAAAAATCATAAAATAAATAGTAGTCACTTGTAGGAGTCCCTAATGCAATTAAAATATTCATATTACTATTTTAAATCGGCAATTCCGCCGGAAACTTGTAAAAGAATCATAGACCTCGGCGTGTCTAAATTAGCCGCTGAAAAAGAAAAAGGTATAAATGTTGAAGCATATACCTTCGGAGATCGACAGAAGAGTGCTGTAGGCGACGGGGTTCCATCACAAGGAGAATTAAGCAGACAAGAACTCAAAAAGAAAGGCATAGAAAACGTATATGTTAGAGACAGCGAAGTTACATGGCTTAATGAAAAATGGTTATATGATTTAATACATCCGTTAGTTAAAGAAGCAAACGCTAGGGCCGGATGGAATTACGAATGGGACTATTCAGAACATTTTCAATTTACAGTTTATAACTCTCCAGGTGGTTTTTATGGATGGCACAAAGACGGGGACAGCGATCATCCCGGAGTTTATAAAAGATACATACATGGAGTTACTCCTGCTCCAATGAAAGCGGATGGTAAATTACCTGACAAGTATACCACTGATCCTAATATGATTGGAAAGATTAGAAAGCTATCATTAACACTTAATTTAAATGCCCCAGGAGAATACGAAGGTGGTAATTTAAAATTTGATTTTGGTCATCATTCAGATAGTGAGCAGTTTTTTGAGTGTGAAGAAATTCGACCCCAAGGATCTGTAATTGTATTTCCGTCATTTCTAGATCATTGCGTTACTCCTGTAACATCAGGTACTAGATACAGCCTAGTTCTTTGGAGTTTAGGCCCACCGTTCAAATAAAAATATGTTTTTATACGACTGGTATACTCTCAAAGAATTGTATTCTAACGAAGAATGCAATGCCTTGCTTGAAATATCTCAAAATAATCAAAGCAATATACTTAAAGATCGTGGTGCAGAAGAAAAAAATGTAACTACAACTGTTGTAGAGATGCACTATTATGGTCAACTGTTAGATAAATTATTTGATATGGTTCATAGTGTTAATAGAAACTATTACGGATTTGATCTATTCCCAGAAAGACCGCTGGGAATGAATGTCAATACCTATTCTGATTCCACTAATGAATATCCCTATCATCGAGATTGCAATAGTCCTGGTACATCTTGTGATTCCAAACTCACTGCTATTATGAATATTTCTGACGAACCTTATGAAGGCGGTGATTTTTTTATGTTTTTTGGTCATGATATGCCTATTCCAGAATTACATCAACGAGGGTCTCTTTTAGTTTTCCCTAGTCAGATATATCATAAGGTAACTCCGGTAACATCAGGCAAAAGAATAACATTGTCAACTTGGTTACAAGGTCCAAATTTTGTATGAGAATTGATAGTTTAATTATTGATAATTTTTTAGACGACCCTGATTACATAAGAAGTGTAGCATTGCAGTCTGAATTTAATTTAACTGGGAGTTTTCCCGGACGACGGACGTACCAATGTGATACGTTATACAATAACGAAGTTAAAAATAAATTAGAAAAAATTTTAAATTTAAAAATAATTGATTGGAACAAACATTTTGACCAAACAGCCAACGAAGTTGTTGATCTTGATACAAGTTGTTTTCAATTATGTTTAGATAATGCAGAAACCTGGATACACCCAGACCCTACTGAATTTACGGGAATATTATATCTAACTCCTGATGCTCCTGTAGATGCTGGCACTGGTATTTACAGGCATAAGCAAACAGGAATTTATAAACACTCTAACGATTGTCAAGTCGATGATAAATTTATAGACAACTGGGAAATTATCACATTTTCTGGCAACGTTTATAATAGAATGTTTATTTTTAGGGGAGACCTATATCACAGAAGTGTGATGCCAGGATTTGGAGTCGATAAATATTCCGGCAGATTAACTCAAACATTCTTTTTTAATACAGAAGAATATAAAAATAGGAAATAAAATGGAAACCGTAGAAGCCACAATTAAAAACTCAGTTGACAACTCGCTTGATGAGTTGTATAAAAATACTTCCCAATATTTTAAAGATCACAAATATTTGGTTTTAAAAAGTTTCATTGATCCGAATATGGCTGGTCTGTTGTACCAATACTCATTGGTTAAAGTGCAACAAATAGATTTTAAAAGTATGTTTGACAAAGCTGCCTACAATGAAGGTTGGGATGGCAGATTTGGTGACGAGCAAGCTCCGATTAGTTATAATTGTTATGCTGATGCTATGATGGAAACAATTTTAGCGGCTAGTACAAAAACACTAAGCCAATATGTAGGTTTTGAATTAACTCCTAACTATAGTTATTGGCGATTGTATCAGCAAGGCGAAGTCTTGTTAAGACATCGAGATCGAGAAAGTTGCGAAGTTAGTGCAACAATGTGTTTGGGGTATAATGTTTCTAATTTAGATCAGGAAAAACATCCAGGATACAACTGGCCAATGTTTGTAGAAACTGAAGATGCTCCAGACGGAGTACCTATCAACTTAGAACCCGGTGATATAATCATATATCGAGGTTGCGATGTTGAACACTGGCGAGAGAAATTTCTTGGGTTAAATCACGCTCAGTTATTTTTACATTATAATGACCCAACAGGTCCGTTTGGAATTAGGTTAGACGGGAGACCTATTCTAGCAGTACCTAAACACTTTCAAAAATAATTTAAAAGGAGAAAATAAATGTCAAAAGAAATTGTACCAGTATTTGATTACGGTAGTATCAATGAAGTCCAACAGACTGTAGCAAAAGAAATTGCAGGTTGGCTTGATTCACGTGGCCTAACAGATGTCTCTAGAGATTTGTTGGTTCGATTTAAAATTGAAGAAAATAAAAAATACGATATTACACAGTCTAAATTTTATCAGGTATGTAAGGCAGCAGGAATTTATGTTGCCGGTCAAGGAATCCTAGTAGAAGGCGAAGGTGCTAATGCCACAGAATATCCACTAGTAGCAATTAGTGGAGATATTCGAGAACTTGATAAATTTATTGATTTTGTAAAAAATAATTAATGATCAAGACTCCTAAATCTATTGCCATAGTCGGCGGTGGGACTGCCGGCTTTGTGTCTGCTCTTATACTAAAGAAAAAATTTCCATCGTTGAAAGTTTCTATTATTAGATCAACAAAAATAGGAATAATAGGAGTTGGTGAAGGTTCTACAGAACACTGGAAGAACTTTTTAAATTTTCTTGAAATAGATCATAAAGAAGTTTTTAAAGAATGCGATGCCACTTTAAAATTTGGAATTATGTTCAAAGATTGGACTGATAAAGATTATCTACACAGCATACAAACTGAATACAATCAAAAATTTGGTCAGTATTCCTATGTTTATGCAAATTTAATCGGTGAAGGAAATGATTCTCAATCGTTATCTTCAAGCATACCCTGGAAAGGTCAAGTTAGTCGATGGTTTATAGATAATCCAGACTATTCCCCCACTTCTCAGTTTCATTTTAATACCAACAAATTAAATGCTTGGCTGATTAAACTAGCTGCTAAATTTAATATCGATGTATTTGACGATGAAATCGTTGATGTTGAGATTAAAGAAGACGGTGATATTGGCGTGTTAACTGGAAATAAACAAAATTATAATTATGATTTTTATATAGACAGTACAGGATTTAAAAAATTATTAATTTCTAAATTAGGTGCTAAATGGCAAAGCTATTCAAAGTATCTCAAGATGAAATCTGCTATTGTTTTTCCTACAGGCGATGAAGAAAATTATAATACCTACACATTAGCTAAAGCAATGGACTATGGTTGGATGTTTAGAATTCCTACCTGGGGTAGATATGGCAATGGCTATATCTACGATAGCGATTATATCGACGAACATCAAGCAAAATTAGAAGCAGAAAAATATCTAGGGTACGAAGTTAATATAGCAAAAAAAATAGATTTCGACCCAGGCGGATTAGATCGAGTATGGATAAACAACTGTGTAGCCATTGGGCTTTCTGCTAGTTTTGTTGAACCGCTAGAAGCGTCTTCTATAGGAACGTCAATTCAACAATCATTTTTATTGATGTACAGTTTGATTAATTACGATCAGAAAGTTATCGATTCGTATAATAAAAGTTGTACTTCAATATTAGAAAATATTAGAGACTTTGTAGCATTGCACTACTACACAAATAAAGACTCGTCTCAATTTTGGAAAGATATAAAAAATATACCAATTCCTGAAAAACTAAAAGAAAAATTGGAAATATGGAAACATCGATTGCCAGTTTCAGAAGATTTTAATTCGGAGTCTAGATATATATTGTTTAGTGAAGATCATCACATTATGGTCTTGCACGGAATTGATCACTTTAACAAAGATAGCATCAAGAAAGAATTCGAAATGCACGATATACAAGTAAAGATTGATTCTGATAACATTATTTCTCATAATAAATTACAGCAAGACACTGTACCGAGAATAAGTCATAAAGAATTTGTAAAGTATTTTAGATAATGGCAAAAAAGAAAATTGTTTATTGGGCTCCTGTATTTTTTGATGATAAAAAAGATTGGAACATATTCTACTATGATTTAGAATCTTTATATGATAATCATAGACCTCAAATTGATAAAGGCTCCGAAACAAACAATTTTTTTTATTGTCCAGCATTTAAACATCTTGCTCGAAATACATTTTTAATTAAAAATCCAATTCATACACATTTTATATTTGAAGATGGTGTTGCAAAAGTAAAAAGCAAAAATCATGTTCTTATAGAAAAACAGCATCCGCCGTCTATAAAAAATAGTGAGTTAATTTGTTATGGAATGCAGTTTGTCTTTTTTAGTGAAGATGACATAATAGCCAAGTTAACTTCTCCATTTTTTAATCAATCTCCTTATATGCAAAATTGTTCTCTAGTACCAGGACAGCTTAATATTAAAAAATGGTTTAGAAATTTAAATTTAGAATTTAATTTATGGCCCAATAAAAACGAGATTGAATTTCAAAAAGACGAAGTAATAGCTTATGTAAATTTTGAGTGCGGAGACGAAGAAGTAGTTTTAAAAAGATTTCAAATGAATCCTAAATTACATCAGCTTATGGGGGCTTGTGCTTCGGCAACTTCTTGGGAATCGTTTGTTCCTATTCAAGAAAGATATCAAAGATTTATGAAAACTAGAACAAATTCATTAGTCTTAAACGAAATTAAAAACAATTTGGTAACTTAAATGTTTGATATTATTAACAAAAGAAAAAAAATAGTTGTAGATTGTTTTACAAGTAATCCTGCAATACTTGAATATTTCCCTATAACTCATGCTGTTAAAAATTATCCCGATTGGTGGAAAAGGATGGAAGCATCCTTTCCGCACACTAGTACTAGTGGTATTGAACATCCTGCTCCTACTATAAAACGTTGTGACGGACTGCTTAGTCTTTATTCCAAAGGTTTTCATTTGAAAATGTGGAGTGATTTGATCTTAGAAACTAATGATCAAGGAGAATTTAGATATCAATATTCTTCTGACGAAAATCATCCTATTGTTAGTCACAGTAAAAGACAAATAGGGTCTGCTTTTGGAAACTATGCGCATCTTAAAATACTATCTCCCTGGATGATAGAAGAAAAAACCGGGGTTGATTTTTTATTTACAGGGTCTAGTTGGAATTATCCAGACAAACTGTTTGATTGGAATATTATTCCAGGTTGCATTAATTTTAAAAATCAATCTAGTACACACATAAATCTTTTTATGCCTGCAAAACAAGCAAGATTAGAACTCATAGCTGGAGACCCCATAGTACATATAATTCCTGTATCTGAAAAAGATGTAGATTTAAGATGTCATGAATTAACTGACAAAGAGTATAGAACTAAAATGTTAAAATATAGTTTTATGTCTAGTTTTATGGGCAGGTTTAAGAAAAATGCAAAACGCTCTTAATTCTGGTTTTCATTTTTTTCCTAATTACGGCTATCTTGTAGAAGATATTCCTCTTGATATATTTGCCGAAATAAGAAAAGAAGTTAGAAAAATTAAATCTGATATGGAAAATTTTCCGTCAGCTACTTCTTTACTTAGTGGTAATATTGAACAAGAGTTTACACTAACTGAATGCAATAACGTTCTCGAACCTTACGTTTTAAGGCTGGTTAAGTCATACGATGATCACTTTAATTATATAAAAAGTATTAATTCGTTAGACACTGATCTTCCACTAGGGCTAACACAGCTATGGGTCAATTTTCAAAAGAAGCACGAATTTAACCCTAATCATAATCATTCGGGCGTATTCAGTTTTGTAATATGGGTAAAACTTCCTTATGAATTAAAGGAAGAATTAGACGCTTCACCAGGAAAATATTCTAATGGGAATGTTGCTTCGGCTTTTCAGTTTACTTATAGCGATACTTTAGGTAATCTTAGAACACATTCTTTATTTTTAGATAAATCATCTGAAGGAAAGATTTTATTATTTCCTAATAAAATGATACATTGTGTTTATCCATTCTATACAAGTGACGAGTATAGAATTTCAGTATCTGGTAATATTTCATTAAAGGTAAAAAATGACTAGTTTTTATGAATTTGACAATAGCGAAGTAGGTAGTTTGGTATATTCTTTTAATCAATTAGGAGAAAATATAGTTGGTGCAGAAGTCGGTGCATTTAGAGCGCAGTGTAGCTGCTGTTTGTTGCAGAAATGCAACAACATTAAAAAAATATATTTAATAGATCCTTTTAAAGCGCATCTTGACAGTATACAAAATTTATTTTTTGATGAAAAAGAAATGGAGTTTGTTAGAACTACAGCACATCATCATATTAAATGGTCAGGACATCAAGACAAAGCAGAATTTTTAGAATTTGAAGAAATTGAGGCCGCTGAAAAAATAGAAGACGAAAGTTTAGATTTTGTTTACTTCGACGCCTGGGTAGATATAGAAACTGTTGAAGAAAAAATAATTCGATGGGAACGCAAGGTTAAGAAAGGTGGTATTGTTTCTGGACACGACTGGAAATATATCCCAATCCGAGAAAAACTACAGGCACATCGACAAGAAAAACAGCTATTAAATGTCAATAATACCTGGATGTGGTATAAAGATTAATTTAAATTAAATGTAATAGATAACTTAAAATCTTCAATTTCTTTCACACAATGCCACTTGGCTTTGTCGATAAAAAATACATTTTGATCTTCTAAGACATATTCATTGTCGTCAATTAGCCATTTTGATTTACCTGCTATATTTTTAATTATAACAGAATAATCATGCTCATGGTACGGATAAGATATAATCTTTGAGCCTTTAGAAATATACATATTAGAATTTATTTCTATGCCAAATTCTTTATTCAATCTATCAGTTATAGCTGCAATATCATTAAAAAGATACTGAACTCCTGAAATAACAAATGTGTGCCCTTGTTTGTATAAGTTTAAAAATTTATCGTACAATAAGCATTCATCGATAGGAGAGAAAAAATCCTGTTCTTTGTATCCGTCTTCTCTAGCTATTCTTTCTATAGTAGGGCACCCTGTGGGATAACTCTTAGGCCAACGATACCTATCTCTAATCCTTTCTAAGACCATATCTTCGGATATTCTTAGAGGACTAGAGTATACCATATTCACAACTCTGTTTAATTTGGTATCGTCTAACTCGAAATGTTTCATTCGAGCTTCGATAATTTCTTCCATATTATTAGCTTTGTGATTCTACTAGATTTTTTAGGTATGCCGTTTCTTCCTCAGTAAGAGGAGGTTGAGAAGTTGCTAAAAAATGTAAATTAATATCATGCTCAAAATATTTTTTTGAACCTGCAAGGGTGGGAAATTTAGCATTGCATATATGATCGCCTGATTCGGTAGAAACTGCGATAGTTACTTCTCTGCCATCAAAATTATAATTAAAAGATCTCATTTTATTCTGCGTCCATCATTGATTGTAAAAATGCTTTTTCCTCTGTGGTTAAAGCTGATTTATTTAACTGTGCTAGTGCTGTATCGAGATCAGTTATGGCATTGTTTTTAAATGCCCAAATAGAAGGAGTTGATGTTCTAGCTACTTCTACTCCATCTTCAAATATCATGATTAGCCTAGTATTACTATCAATTTCGGTTTTTTGTATTTCTCTCATTTTTTTTCCTATTAGTATCTAATAATAACCACGCCAGGGCCGCCTCGGCCGCCTACTCCATATGGATTACTACTGTTGTGACCGGAAGCACCACCACCACCGCCAGTATTATCGGCTCCAGGACTAGCATAATCTCCTGCGGCCTGTTGATGGAATCCGTATGTTGATGCGTGAACCGGATTGTTATAACGGCCACCACCGCCACCACCGCCAGGTCCACCTGCGCCTCCTTGAGATTGTGGAGCGTGGCCACCACCGCCACCACCTCCACCTCGAGTTACTGATGTTCCAGTGATACTGTTAGCAACTCCAATACCTCCAGCACCTGCAGGATTGCCGCCGCCTGCTCCTCCTACTCCACCTGCTCCTCCTCCTCCGCCACAACCATGTGGAGGTGATCCTGGACTATCGCCTCCGGGAAATCCTTGCCCAGGTATTCCTCGTCCAAACCCGCCTGGATGGGTGTAGGCTGCGCCGCCGCCGCTGCCACCTCTGCTTCCCGAGTCTCCACTGTTGCCCGGGTGTGTGTCAAACCCTGCTGTAGGGAATCCGGGATAATTATTTTGATTTCCTGGATGTACACCGCCAGATCCGCCACCGTAGGCTTCTAGTCCTCCAAATCTTGAAGGTTGTCCTTTGTTTGAAACAAACTGAGGTGGAGATGATGTTTCAACTTGATTTCCGCCGCCTACTCCAACATATACAGGAACTACTCCATCTGGGCTGATTGGATGATTAGGAACATATAGATGTCCGCCAGCACCTCCTCCTCCTCCAAGAATTCCGCCAGCACCACCGCCAGCAACTACTAGTACATCGCAATGCGTTACTCCCATAGGAACTTTAAAAAAGTGTGCGCCAGTTGTGTTAAATTCTACAACTGTTCTTCTTATTGGTTTCCAAATACTACCGTCATAGATTTCTGTTAGCCTGCTGTCTGTGTTGTATCTCATCATGCCTGTTTCTGGTGCGTCAGTGCTTGGAGTAAGATATCTTACAATAATTACGCCTGGGCCACCACCACCGCCATTGGCATCATCACCAATACCGGTGTGCATACCACCACCACCACCACCACCGGTATTTCTGCGCCCCGGTTCGCCGAAGCCAAAAGGTTGCCATCCAACTGGACCTGGAGTGGTAGCTGCTCGAGTATTGTACTCTGTAGGCTGGCCAGCAGTAGCTGGAAAATCATATCCTATTTGAGAATCGTAATGAAAGTCAAACGATGCTCCGCGTCCACCACCACCAAGTCCACCAGGTGCAGTATCAACTGGGCTTTGATAACCACTTACGTGACTGCCACCTCCACCTCCACCTGCATAGTATTGATTTATTCCAGTAATACTACTAATTAAACCATCCCCACCTTTTCTTCCAGCATTACCGTTTGATCTAGTGTCTCCAGGTCCAATGTTACTAGGATGTCCGCCTGCGGCACCTGCACCACCGCCACCACCTCCGGTGTGTGTTCCTACTCCAGTAGTTGCATTATTAATGGAACCGCCTAGATTGCCGCCACCTGCTCCAGGAAAGCCATAATTAATACCACCGGGGTTTGGCTGACCTGGTTGTGTGGCAGCACCTCCTGCTCCACTGCTGGTTCCGCCACCACCACTTCCTCCAGCAAGACCTGTGCCGCCTGGGGCCCAACCTCCACCACCACCACCGCCTAGTGCTGTTAATGCTCCAAATGTAGTGGGATTTCCATTAGATCCGTTTCCACTACTATAACCACGAGCTTGACCGCCTGTTCCGATATTATAAGCCACTGTTCCGCCAGGTGTCACCGGCAATGCAGGACGATACACAGCACCACCGCCACCGCCACCGCCACCAATTCCACCGCCAGCACCGCCGCCACCAATAACTAATACGTCAACTGCGGTTATTCCCGAAGGAACTGTAAATGTACCGGGGCCAGTAGTAGTAAACATCTGGACAACGTATCCAGGTCGTTGTAATGTTGTTCCTGACGGAATTTCAAGGTGTCCAGTATCATTAACTGTTGTACTCTGTAAAGTTGCCATTAATTTCTCTCTAATATTAGTATGATCATAAATATCCTGAAAGATATTTATTTTTCTATGTATTTATTCCTGTTATTTATTCCAATTTTCCTGTAATGGAAATACAAATTGAGCATATATGAAAATTATTAAAAATTTACAAAAAATTGTAATTGTAGGTGGCGGATCTGCTGGGTGGATGTCTGCAGCAATTCTAATTAAATTCTTTCCAAAACACGATATTACGGTTATAGAAAGTCCAGATCATCCTATTATAGGTGTAGGAGAAAGCACATTATTAGGTATAAGAAACTACTGTAATTATTTAGATCTTGATGAATCTGAATTCATGAAGCACACCGATGCAAGCTATAAAATGAGCATTAAATTTACAGATTTTTATGAAAAAGACGGTGGTGCATTCCATTATCCGTTTGGCAAGGCAACGTGTTCACGAACTTCAATTAATTATTTCGAAGATTGGTTTATTAAAAAGGCATTATACCCCGATACACCCGTTGAAGATTTCGCTCAATCGTATTATCCAAATGCCGCATTATATGAGCAAAATAAATTTACAGATAATAGACATAAAAAATTCGATGATTGGGATCCAAAATATCATGTTGCCTATCATTTTGATGCTACAAAATTTGGAATATGGCTTAGAGAAAATTATTGCTTGCCTAGAGGTGTTAAAATTATTAGAACATCTGTCGAAAGTGCAGAAGTAGACGACGATGGTATTAAACATCTTTTATTAAAAACTGGAGAAACCGTCTCTAGTGATTTATTTGTTGACTGTACTGGATTTAAAAGTCTATTACTAGGTGACTATCTCAAAGAAGATTTTATCAGTTACTCTAATATGCTGCCTAATAACAGAGCTTGGGCAACTAGATTACAGTATAAAGATAAACAAAAAGAATTAGAACCATTTACTAATTCTACGGCTATAGGCAACGGATGGGTTTGGAATATTCCAAGTTGGGAAAGATTAGGCACCGGATATGTCTACAGCGACAAGTTTATCAGCCCAGAAGATGCTAAAGAAGAATTTAAACAACATCTCATGAGTGATAAAATGATATGTCCTCGTAGCAGAGAAGAAGTTGATGCACTAGAGTTTAAAGATATTCAAATGCGTGTGGGCATACACAAAAGAACATTTGTAAAAAATGTTGTAGCAATTGGCCTAAGTGCAGGATTTATAGAGCCATTAGAATCTAATGGACTGTTTAGTGTACACGAATTTCTATATAGATTAGTTAAAACTATAGCGCAAGGATCAATTAATCAATTTGATATAGATGTTTACAATACTGCTACTCGACATATGTTTCAAAATTTTGCAGAATTCGTAGCTTTGCACTATGCTTTTAGTAAAAGAAACGATACAGAATATTGGAAAGCTAACAATGCCAGAATCTATGACAAGGATATGCCTGATCTTATTCCTTCTAGAAGTGTAGGCTTTGCTGATTATGCTGAAAGAAAAATGTTTCAAAATTTATTTAAAGTAGATACTGGACTAGTTTGGATTGCAACAGGAATGAATCATTTTATTATCGATGAAATCACAGTAAAAGAACTGCAATGGAAACAGACACAATCTTTAAAATCAATTTATGCACAGTCATTTACTGACATGGAACTAAACAAAGCTCGATGGTGGAAAGCTGCTGAGAATGAAATATCTTTATGTGATTGGTTAGAAAAGCATGTGCATAATCAGTCAACATAATTATACCAACCGGTAACTATGTATTTTGTTTCTTGGGGTGCAGGAATACCCCGATGTGTATGTGTCCAGTCAGCAGGCCAGATTAATGTAAGTCCTTTTTCTGGTTTTACAAATAACTGTTGATGATAAAATTCTGTTTCTCCGCCAGTGTTGACAGTATTTAAATAGGTCATGAACACTAAATGCCTCGAAGATTGAAGGCCATTTCTTCCTATTCGTTCCGTGTGATAAGCATTAAACGATTCTCGAGGTTGATATTTTTGTATATTAATTCCTTCACAGATTCTCCAAGGAGAATAGCTATTTGAAAAAGGATACTTAATTACATATTCTTCACAACAAACTTGTAAAGATTTAACGTACTTCCAATATAATTGTTCATTATTATCAAGTACAACTTCACTGCAATTCTTTGTAGCATTGTCTAGCAATAGTGAGCCTTCTGAGCTACTGACCATTCCTGATGTTTTTTCTGGGTGAGATTCAAAAAAATCTATAATTTCATTGCATATAGAAAGATCTTGCAAGTAGAATTTCTCTACAAAATTTGTCATAGGAATTTTAAAGATTAAAAAAGGGTGCAGTATTTACACCCTTTTTATTGACTAATATTAGTATCTGACAATGATAATGCCAGGTCCTCCGTCACCACCTTGAGCAGTTCCACCACCTGTGTAATAACCGCCACCGCCACCGCCACCGGTGTTTGTAGTCCCGGGCTGTCCTCTACCGTTTGGTGCCCAACTAATATCAATAGATGCTGCGTTGCCACCACCACCTAGACCACCTCTAGCTGTAAATCCAGGATTGTTATATCCTGGAGAGTGGGCGGCACCGCCACCACCACCACCGTAATATCGCCAGGTTCCGCTTATGTCAAATGCTTTTCCGTCGCCACCTTGTCGGCCAGCATCAACCTGCGGAATAAAGTGTCTACCAATATTGTTAACGCTTTGGCTGTCAATGTTTACAATATAGGCATTGTCGCCGCCAGATCTGCCTGCACCGCCGCCACCACCGCCAGTATATTGGCCAGAACCTGTGGTCATACTATAATCACTGCCTTGTGGTCCGTTTGTACCACCTCTAACCCCAGGATTGCCATAATTACTGGCACCTATATTTCCGTTTGTGGCTCTTGGTTGGAAGGCAATACCTCCATCTACACCAATACCTGGATGGCCCGGACCGCCTGCACCTGAGCCCACTGTACCGCCAGGAGGAGATGTTGCCCAGGCTCCAGAACCACCGCCACCGTAGGCTTCTAGTACACCAAATACAGAAGGTGTTCCGTTCGAAGCCGGTGGTCCAGAATATGCTGGTCCAGAAGATCCACCGCCACCTACTGAATAAGGAACAGAGCCTCCGGGACTAACAGGATATCTAGCATGGTGAACAACACCACCACCACCGCCACCGCCACCAATATTTCCGGCGCCACCACCACCTGCTACTACTAATACTTCTATTTCAGAAACTCCGGTAGGAACTGTAAATGTTCCTGGTCCTGTAGCAGTAAATGATTGTACAGTTTTTGGTTGTAGAGGTTCCCATATTGTACCGTTAAAAACTTCAGTTCTATTTAAATTTGAGTTGTATCGTAGGGCACCTTCAAACGCTGTACTATCTGATGTTTGTAATGCATATCTAACAATGACTACTCCCGGACCGCCACTGCCGGGAGCGTTGTTAAAATATCCGCCGCAGCCACCACCGCCACCTGTATTGTTAGTTCCTGGAAGTCCACCAGTACCCGCACCACCGCCTCGTCCGCCGCCGCCAGTTCCACCTAGTACTGGACCAAAAGTGCCTGGACTATGTGAACCACCACCTCCGCCACCTGCGTAGTAAAGTCTAGATCCAGTAATGTCACTAGCACGGCCGGTGCCGCCTTTACCACCCGTAGTAGGATTGGCAGGACTACCTTCTTCTCCAGCGCCACCACCACCACCGCCTGCATGACCTACTGGGCCAGGGCCGTGTCCTGATCCGCCTGGAAATCCCCAACCTATGGCACCAGATGGCATTTCTAATCCAATGCCTTGTATACCTTCTCCCTTACCCGACCATTGACTTTCTGTGCCTCCACCACCACCTCCACTGCCGCCACGAAATCCGTGATTAACATATGTAGAAACTTGAGGAGGAGTACCTGACCCTGCAGGACCGTTAGAATATCCTGCTCCAGCACCTCCGCCATAGGCAACGATAGTTCCAAAACTTGAATTTTGGCCGGGACTTCCTGGAATATATTGCGGATTATTTGGGGCCGCAGCACCGCCAGCTCCTACAACTACAGGAATACTAGAACCTGGTGTTACGGGTAAATTTCTACCTTCTACAAATCCTCCAGCGCCACCGCCACCTCCTAGAGAGTTAGCGCCACCGCCACCACCTCCAACAATCAGTACATCAACAGTTCTTACTCCGGTAGGAACTGTAAATGTTCCTGGTCCTGTAGCAGTAAATGATTGTACTGTAGAAGTTACTGTCGTACGCTGTGCAGTAGTGCCGTTGGGTAGTCCAACAGCGCCAGTACCTTGTATTCTGGTTTGTGATAAAAAACTTGCCATTCTATTCCCTTAATATCTTACAATTACGATTCCTGGACCACCTTTACCACCGTTGCCGTATGGAAAACCTCCGTTATGGCCGCTACCGCCACCACCACCACCAGTTCCTGGTTGACCATCACTGGAGTCACCAGTTGGAAGTTGACGGTGATAACCGTAGGGATTGGTATTATTTCTTGCGCCACCACCTCCACCCCCTGTTCCGCCACGACCGGCTCCACTTTGTGGGCCGTGGCTTCCGCCGCCACCACCGCCTGCGTACCAGGCTGGTTTTCCAGTAATTCCTATTTGTCTACCTTGGCCGCCTTCACCAGCATGGCCACCTTGCCCAGTTCCTCCTGAACCACCTGCTCCGCCGCCGCCGCTACAGGCATGTGGAGGAGAGCCGCCAGTAGCGCCACCCCTAAATCCTTGACCAGCGGTTCCTGGATGCCAACCACTGGGACAAGTATAACTGGCACCACCGCCACTGCCAGCGGTATTGCCGGGAGCAGCCGGCGGTCCTAATGATGGTCCTTGCCCAATTGGTTGCCCTGGATGGCTAGATCCGCCACCTCCACCCCATGCTGTTAATGGGCCAAACGTAGAAGGTGCGCCTGCTCGGCCTGCAGGATCTCCTGGACCACCAGGTCCGCCTGCTCCTACTGTAATAGGCACAGTACCTCCGGGAGTTACGGGAAATTCTTGACGATGTAATAATCCACCAGCTCCAGCTCCTCCACCTAAGGAACCACCTCCTCCACCACCTGCAACTACTAACACCTCAACTAACGAAACTCCGTTAGGTACATTAAAAGTATGAGCACCTACAGCAGTAAAATACTGTACCGTTGGCTCGCTTACTTTTTTCTCAGTAAAGTTATTCCAACTACTGCCGTTGTACTCTTCAACAAATCCTGTATCTGTATTATACCTCATCATTCCAGCTGTTGCTGGACTTGGTCGATCTCCGCTGCCGCCTGATGGTATTTTAAGATACTGTGAGCCAGCAATGTTGGTATTTTTTAACGTTGCCATTTATTTTTTACCTTTTAAATCTTCGATTTCCTGTTTTAAAGACTTTATTGATTCAACCAAATAAGCACCAATTTTGGTATACTTAATTCCGTAAGGTTTACCATATTTGTCTAAACTGACCAAATCAGGAGCGTGTTTATAAACTTCTTCAGCAATAAACCCTGCCTCGTGTTCGTTATTGTCTTTACGATCATAGGTAACGCCAAACAATTTCATAACAGTTTCGAGAGCGTTTTCAATAGGTTGAACATTTTCTTTAAATGCAATACTGGAAGTTTCAACAAATGTTGTTGCAGTTAATTGTCCACTTATGCCTACTCCACCTGTAACTACTAGTGTTCCTGTACCTGTGGTACTTGATGCTACACCATCAGTCATTAACACTGACGCAGTTGCTTTGGTAGCTGAAGTAGTACCTCTGATTGTAATAGTGCCGCTGTTTGAAGTACTGCCGTAGTGATTAGCAGCATTTAATGCCGTAGCTGTCAATTCGCCGGTACTTGGTACAAATGCTAGGTTGGCCCTATTGTTCATTCCAGTAACCTGCCCCGAAGTATATATTGCGCCAGCATTAGTTGCAAATATTGGATAGTGTACTGTTGCCGTTGATCCTGGATCTGTTACAGCTACACCAGCTGAGGATAAAGATATCCAGCTTAATGTTCCGTCAGTCTGTGTAGCCAATACATATCCGTTGGCTGCTGCTGTTGCCGCTGGCCAAGTCAGTGTATAGTTTGACGAAATTGTTCCGGCAGCTTTAAGAGCTATGTAGTTACTACTGTCAGCGTCTGCTAGGCGCAGTTCTGACTGTGCATTAAGTTGGGCTGCGCCAACTATCTGTGTAATACCAGTTCCGTTAGGATCTATAATTAGATTCTGATTTGTAACTGCGGTTGTTAAAGTATTACCAGTCCCGCCGGCAACAATAGTACCAAGGCCTCCACCTGAACCGACAACACCAATACTTACTTTACGTCCCATTTTAATTTCCTTATGCTGTTGATGTTTCAATACCCATGGCTACTACACTGATTGTAGGACTAGCTGAGGATACTTGAACAACTAAAATTTTTCCAGCGTCCATTACTAGACCAGTTCTTTCAACTACACCGCTAGCTACCAATGAAGTATCGTATTCGATATATTCACCAGCTGCTGGTGTTGCTGAGCTGCATATTGCCACTCTAATGGTTGCTGCTGTGGTAGTGTTGCGATTACATATGCTCACTGATACCACTGAAAAAGTACTTGATGGTACTGTATATATTGTGGTATCTGCTGTACTTGTAATGTTAGCTATACCTAATCTTCCTGTTGCCATAT